CGCGGTCTACGACTGACACGATCTTGGTAAACGGCGCTGTCTCCACTCAAGGTCAATCGACGATCAACCTTGACGGTGGTACTGCATCGGCTACGATTGCTCAGGGTGACGTGTTCACCATCGCAGGCGTGTTCTCTGTCAACCCACAGACCCGCGAGTCCACTGGTTCGTTGCAGCAGTTTGTTTGCACCTCTACCGCCACTGCATCTTCTGGTGCTTGGACGAGCGTTGCAATCAGCCCGGCAATCTACACCAGCGAAAGCGCCCTGGCTACCGTCAACAGCTTCCCCGCTAATGACGCTGCCGTGACGTTTGTTGGCACTGCTTCTACCGGCTATCCGCAGAACTTGGTCTACCACAAGGACGCCATCACGTTTGCAACCGCTGACCTTTTGATGCCCCAGGGCGTTGACATGGCCGCTCGCGCAAACCACAACGGCATCTCGCTGCGTGTTGTTCGTCAATACGACATCAACAACGACCGTATGCCTTGCCGGATTGACGTTCTGTACGGCTTTGGTACCATTCGTCCTCAAATGGCCGCCCGTATCTGGGGCTAAATTGAATGGGGCTTCGGCCCCTTTCTTCGTCACATCTTTTAAAGGAAATTATCATGGCTCTCCCAAATTCTGGCGGTGGGTATCAGTTCACTGATGGCAACGTCAATGAAATCATCATGGGCGTTCAAGCCGCCCCTCAGACAGCAACTGCAACGGCCACGCTGACCGCTGCACAAGTTACTGGTGGCATCTTGGTGGGCAATCCGTCTACCACTGCTGCTTCGTACACGCTGCCAACGGCTACGGCACTTGACGCTGTGTTCAACAACTCCAAGCCCAACAGCACGTTCCGGTTGGTCGTGATCAACCTGGGTACTTCCACCGGCCTGATCACGATGATCGCAGGCACTGGCATTACGACCGTGGGTAACCTGGTTGTTGCCATTACCGGCAGTGCAGCGGGTGTTGGCGGTGCAGCCGAGTTCTTGTTCCGCAAGACCGGCGATGCTGCCTACACGATGTATCGCGTTGCCTAAACCAAATGGGGGCTTCGGCCCCTGTTTTTAAAAGGACATATCATGCCCAATACCCAAGCAACCGGCGTTGCATACGCTGACCCGGAATTTACGACTTGCTACGCCTCTCAGGAAATCGGCTACTCTGCCGCTGCCCAAGGCGTCGTGACGCAGTTGACAGACAAGTCCACAGGGGTAACTCTGAACAAGTCTGCTGGTCAAATTACGATGAACAACGCTGCTTTGGCTGGAGCCACTGCCGTTTCGTTTATTTTGACCAATAGCATAATCAGCGCCAAAGACACCCTCATCGTGACTGTTGGTAGCAATACCACCGGTAGTGCTGCTGGTGCATATGTTGTTTATGTGTCTTACATGGTTGCTGGTTCTGCTTTGATTACGCTGAGAAATCTGACTGCTGCCACTTCATACTCTGAGGCGGTAGTGCTTAACTTTGCGGTCATTCACTGCGCGGCGTAATATGGCGGTCATCTATCTACGTCACCCGGTTCACGGTACGAAAGTGGCTTGCGCTGAAAAGGAAGCTGACTACGACGAGCAAAATGGCTGGGTAAGGTATGATTTGGATGACGTTGAGCCTCCTGCCACGGTAAACGAAATGCGGCGTCCCCGTGGCAGGCCGCGAGTTGGAGTTGTTGAACTAGGAGCATAGGTATGACCACATCTGCTGGCGACCAGATAAACGGGGCCATGCGCCTGATTGGGATGCTTGCAGAGGGTGAGACACCTTCAGCGGCAGCGTCGCAAGACGCACTGTCGGCGATGAACCAGATGATTGATTCATGGAACACTGAGCGTTTGTCAGTGTTCTCTACGCAGGATCAAATCTTCACTTGGCCTGCAAGCACTTTAAGCCGCACACTAGGCCCGACGGGTAATTTTGTAGGCAACAGGCCGGTCTTGCTGGATGACGCTACCTACTTCAGGGATGCGGCCACCAACGTCAGCTACGGCATCAAGATGATCAACCAGCAGCAGTACAACGGTATTGCTGTTAAGACGGTGACCAGTACGTATCCGCAGGTTTTGTGGATCAACATGACGTACCCTGACATTGAGATGTATGTCTACCCGGTACCGCTTCGCCCGTTGGAGTGGCATTTCGTTTCGGTCGAAGAGCTTACGCAGCCAGCAGTATTGGCAACTACGCTGTCGTTCCCGCCTGGTTACTTGAGAGCGTTCAAATACAACTTGGCCTGCGAGATTGCCGCTGAGTTTGGCGTCGAGCCAAGTCCGCAAGTGCAGCGCATTGCCATGACCAGCAAGCGCAATCTGAAACGCATCAATAACCCAGATGATGTGATGGCTATGCCCTACGGTATTGTTGCCAACCGTCAACGGTACAACATCTACGCTGGCAACTTCTAATGCACACGCCCATTCTTGGCTCGGCCTATGTTGCGCGTAGCATCAACGCTGCGGCCAATCGGTGCGTCAATTTGTTTCCAGAAGCCATTCCCGCAGGCGGGTTAGAGGCTGGGTTTTTGAACAGAGCGCCGGGGCTGGAGTTTCTTCAGACTGTAGGAACCGGCCCTATCCGGGCGTTGTGGGCTCACCAGACCAACGGCAGCGACTTCTATGTCGTATCCGGCCAAGAAGTCTACAAGCTGACCGGCCTGACGGCTACGCCTACTTTGCTTGGCACGGTGTCAGGCACCGGCCCGGTATCGATTGCGGACAACGGCACTCAGATATTCTTTGCCTGCAACCCTGACGGCTACATCTACAACGAGGTTACCAACGTATTTGTGCAGATCACTGACCCAGACTTTCCTGGTGCGGTGACGGTGGCTTACCTTGATGGCTACTTTGTTTTCAACCAGCCCAACAGTCAGCTTCTTTGGATTTCAGATGTGTTGGATGGAACTTCAATTCCGGGCGATTTCAAAGCCTCTGAAGGTTCACCAGACGGTGTAGTTGGGGTTATTGCTGACCACCGTCAACTGTGGGTGTTTGGTACTGACTCGGTTGAAGTCTGGTACAACGCAGGATCTGAAAATTTTCCATTAGAGCGCATCCAAGGGGCTTTTAACGAGATTGGCTGCGTGTCTGCATACTCCATAGCCAAACTGGACAACGGCCTGTTCTGGCTGGGTACAGACGCCCGTGGGCAAGGTATTGTTTACCGCGCCAACGGCTACACCGGCACTCGGGTTTCTACTCACGCTATCGAGTACGCCATTGCCCAATACGGCAACATCTCGGACGCTATTGCGTACACATACCAGCAAGAAGGTCATGCTTTCTACGTCCTGACATTCCCGTCTGGCAACGCCACATGGGTCTACGATGTGTCTACCCAAGCCTGGCACGAACGTGCTGGATTTGATGCAGGTCAGTTTATGCGGCACCGCAGCAACTGCCAATGCAACTTTGGTGGCAACATCATTGTTGGCGACTTTGAAAACGGCAACCTTTACAGGTTTGACTTAGACGTTTACGCTGACAACGGCGGGGTTCAAAAGTGGTTGCGTTCGTGGAGGGCGCTGCCACCCGGCGAAAACAACTTCAAGCGCACGGCACACCATACGCTGCAACTCAACGCTGAAACTGGCGTTGGGTTAAATGGATTACTTAGCCCAGAAACAATATATCTTGTGACTGAAGATGAAGATTTTCTAATTACAGAAAACGATGATTTTCTAATTGCAGAACAACAAGCACTGGCAACTCAGGGTGCTAATCCGCAAGTTATGTTGCGCTGGAGCGACGACGGCGGCCATACTTGGTCAAACGAGCATTGGGCCAGCATGGGGCAGATTGGTGAGTACGGCTACCGCACGTTCTGGCGTCGGCTGGGCATGACGCTGAAGTTGCGTGATCGGGTGTATGAAGTCAGCGGCACTGACCCGGTAAAAATCGCCATCACGGGCGCTGAGTTGGTGCTGAGTCCAACAAAGTCTTGACATGGCAAACATCACCCAGATTCCCGCACCTCGCGTTCCACTGCTGAACGCGCAGACTGGTGCTGTGTCTATGGAGTGGTTTCTTTGGTTTACTAACGTCTACACCATCACAGGCGGTGGTCTAGCAATCACGCCAGTCATCAATGGCGGCACGGGGTTAGGCACAATTCCGACCAACGGCCAACTGTTGATTGGTAACGGCACCGGCTACGCATTAGGGACGCTGACAGCCAGCACAGGCATTACTGTGACCAACGGCGCAGGCACCATCACAGTGACCAACAGCCTGCCCGACTTGACGGTAGTGCTGACGGGTGCAGGAACGACGGTAGTGACCGGGACGTATCCCAACTTCACCATCACCAGCAACGATGCGTTTGTCGGCACGGTGACTAGCGTTGGCGGCACTGGCACGGTCAACGGCATTACGCTGACAGGCACGGTAACTACGTCAGGTAATTTGACGCTTGGCGGTGCGCTTAGTGGGGTGAGCCTAACCACTCAGGTCAGTGGAACTTTGCCAATAGCTAACGGCGGCACGGGTACAACGGCTACGACTTTTGTTGATCTTACAACCAATGTATCTGGTATCCTCCCTGTAGCCAATGGGGGGAATGGATTAGGTGCGGCGTACACAGTAGCAACCCTGCCAGCAGCCGGTACACAAGGCCGCAGATCGTGGGTGACAAATGCCTTGGCGCCAACATTTCTAGCTGCCCCCGTTGGTGGTGGTGCGGTGGTTTGCCCGGTGTTTGACAATGGCACGGCCTGGGTGGTTGGGTAACAAGGAGAACGATTATGGCTTGGTATGATGAACTTGTAGACGAACTTTTTGGCAGCGGTGGCGGCGGTGAATTAGATGCTGCAATGATGGACGCTGGATCAACGCCCGTGTCGTACAGCCCAGCCGACTACGGTACCTTAGATAACGCAATGATGGCGGCAGGGTCAACGCCAGTATCTTATGGTGGTTCTTCTGACACGCCGTTTTACCTGCGCCCCGGCTTCTTGCAAGGTGCTGGTTCGGCTCTTGGTGGCCTATCTCAAGCCTACGCAGGCCAACGAGCCGCAGGCACTCAATCAGATGCTGCTAACCGCGCTTTGGCACTGCAAGAACGCATCTACAACTCAATGGCAGCGCGTAACCAAGGTGCTGAGACAGGCGGAAACCTAGCGCGTGATCGGTATCTAGAGTTGGTTGGGCTGGGGCCAAACACCAATGCAATGGGCTACGGCTCTGCTGTTCAGCCGTTTGACATGAGCAAATTCCAAGCTGACCCTGGCGCAGCATTTAGATTGCAAAAAGGCATGGACGCACTTAAACGCAGAGAATCCGTTGGGGGAAACTTATTCTCTAGTCAAGCACTAAGAAATGCACAGGAATATGGTCAGGAAATGGCCTCTCAAGAATACGCTAACGCCTACAACCGTTATCGTCAAAACCGCGCTGATCAGTTGGCACCGCTAAGTGATTTGATGACAGGCGGCACTAACG